CTACTGACCAACTCAACATCTTTAATGTTATAATCTATAAATAGTTGATAATCTTTTTCGTATAATTCATTCAAATTAGAATACTCAGAATAATCTAACTTAGCCTCATTCAATTCAACGTGAGCTATATAGTTAAGTTTATATGTCGGTTGGTTGCCTGTAGGAGAGTATTTTCTGTATAATTCTATATAGTCTAAAATGTTTGTACCTATCAAAGAGATGACCGTATTTTCCCTACCCATCATTTTTGCCGTTCGTCGTGAGATTTTATTCCACGGACTCATTCTCTTAGCAACATTCTCTCCTAGAAGATTACTAATTCTATTGATAAGATATGGTACATCAAAGCACTGGCAATTCCATCCACTTACAACATCAGCATCAATTTTTTTCCAATCTTCAAGAAAAATCTGTAGTAATTCAACCTCATCATCACATTTCCTATATATAACTTTCGGATTCTGATTGCGATATTCTTTACACCCATACACATAATATCGTTCACCAACTTTCACCGATATTGCTAGTACCTCATCTTTCGCAACATCGACATCGGGCATACCATCGTATGATGCCACCTCAATATCAATTATGGCAGTAACAATATTATCCATATTAAACTCTACTCTATTATCAGGAAATTCATCAGAAAGGTAGGCATATAGATATTTGGTATTACCATATAAGTCAAAGTTATCTATTCCATCATATCTCTTGACAAAATTAGTACACTCTGTCATACTTTCGAAAATCATTCTTTCGACTGGCTCATTATATATAGTTTTATACTTTGTAGGTTTTGTCGTGGGTACAAAAAGAGATGGCTTATATGGTATTCGTTCAGATACACGTCTACCATCTTCATACCCACGATAATATATATAATCATACATTGCCACGCAATGTGTATAAAATTTCATGATTTATTTCTATTTCTATTTCTATTGATTATTAATATAATTATTATACTACATAATCATGATCATGTAAATTATTTTATATTAAAATCAATAGGCATAATATGTATTCAATCATTTTTCAGATAGTTTTACTTTTTTTCTTCATTGCTACCTTCGTTTGTTTAACTATTCCATATATATCTTAGATTACCAGCATCAAATATTTGGTGATATCCATGATTATTCATGTTTTGTACTTCGGTCAAATTAGAATCAAAATTTTCTAGTAACTTATTTAGCTTATGTTTTTGATACTTTTGTCGTGATTCGATTATATCATTAATTATATAACCATAATTAGGCTTTGTTAAATCATCATATATAAAACCTAATTTTTCATATAGATTTCCATTTGAGTATCTACAATCCGCATAACTTATTATAGACTCTGGTTTAACTTCATTGATGAATCTTTTGAATAATTTACTGGCACCACCAATAACACTTGTGTTTAATTTATTAGCAAAGCGAACAAGTTCATACTCATAGTTTTTATTGAATCTTGATTTCGCAAAGCTCATCGACGAAACCAATTCGTCATTATAGATAAGTCCATAATTTATCTTAGAATAATTATTTCCATATAGATGATTTTCATTAAAAAAATTTCTGGCTGTTGTAGGATCGATCTCGGATATATGACATTTTCTACCATATATTTTATTTGATAGTCCTAAAGCATTACTAATCATAGACTTAACTACATCTTGACGATCTCGCCATTCGCTTTCCCAAAACTGGAGTAATTTTATACCTCTGTTTTGGCAATTCAAATTTCTATCGTTTTCTATGATTGTATTAGTATATATAGATTGGACAAATTCAAGTAATTCCTTTTCACCACATGATGTAAAATAATTATATATATTATCTCTAGGGATATTATTAAATTCCAGTCTATTTTGTATTGTAGACGCACTAACACCCAATTCTACGGCAATGGATTTTGTTGATCTTCGATAATTAAGATATTGATCAACTATATAATTATCATCTAAATTAATAGTATTCAATTCACCCCTCTTCCTCAGGGACACTTCACTGGCTCTAATTCTTCGTTCGATCGTTTTATAACTAACACCGAGTTCCTCTGCGATAATTTCGATTGACTTACTTTGGTTTATATATTGATCAACTATATAATTTATATCTAAATATATTCTTTTGGTATCTCCTGGTTTTCGTATTTCAATATTATTATTATTAAGGCATTCACGAATCCTCTCCGTGCATATATTTAATTCCCGGGCTATAGATTTCTGGCAACGCTTCATATTGATATATTGATCTATAATATAATTATCGTCTATTTTTTTTATATAATCTTGTGATTTTCGTATAACTATATTATTTTTTATCAATCTTTTCTTAATAACACTCCTATCGACTCCCAATTCTACAGCAATAGATGATAAAGTTCTATTATAATTTATGTATTGATCTATAATATAATCTGTATTCAATTCAATCATTTTTCAAATAGTTTTGCTTCTTTCTTTCTTCTCTTCTCTAATCCACTAAACTTCTTACCACCACTATACACCCATCTCATGAATTGCTCAGGTACTTCATCATATTTTCCAGAATTTAGTTTTCGTCTCAGTGTCGATTTCTTAAAGGCATTAACACCTACATTATATGTAAATGAAACTAAAGCATCAAATTGATTTTGTGTCAATGGAACTTTCACCAGCTTATTGACTGCTCTCACAAATTTACGGACATCTGATTCAAACATTTGTTGTGCTTCTTCTTTAGTAATTTTCATACCCTCATATACATTTAGGGTAGACCCATATCCTATCGTCCAAACATCTTTAGCATGAGGCTTGTATGCTTTTGCTCTATAGCCCTCAAAACTCTTGATTAGTTTTTCCCCCTTTTCTGAAAGCTCATGTGTATTTGCTTTCGGTGGAAATAAATTTATCTCTTTAATCATACTTTTTAATTTATTTAACATTATTTAAACCTCACAAATCTGAATGGTACATTACTCATTTGTCTATTATACTCAGTTAAATTGTCATCGAATACAAAATCAATATCTAATTTATTGACAAATTCTAGTTTCTTTTTCTCTGCGGTACATATCAAATCATCAAATTCTATTCCCATATCTGACAATTCTTTGAATCGTTCATCATATTCATATATTGATGTCAATATATATATATATATTTTATGACCTAGCATCCTCATACCTTTACAGTATTCCACAAAAAAATTTGGGTATGCTGTAATGGTATTGTCAACGTCTATGCCTATATTCATATCATTTCCCCGTTGATCCTATACCACCAATTCTATCAGTCTTTATTTGTGGTGGCTCTGACAATAACTGAAAATCAGCTTGCTCATATCTAAGTAATTGACCTTGTGCGATTCTATCACCATGCTTTATATAAGCATTGTTATTTGTAAATTCATCAATATGATAATTCATATTACATATAGCTATATATAATTGACCGACATAATCCTCGTCTATGATACCCACATTATTTATCAAATTTAGTCCAAATTTAACTGATATACTGCTTCGTGGATATATCTTCAACATATAACCAGCAGGTATATCAAAATACAGACCACTTGGAATTAAAGCTCTCTCTAATGGATTAAAATCTATATAATCCTTAGTAACTTCTTTAGTATATGGAACACCATAAGAATCACTGAAGAATTTTATTTTTGTTGATTGTTTAAGACACGCATGAATATCAAAACACGCACTTGACTTAGTTGAATACCTAAGATCAAATGCACCATCATCTTTAAAATATTTCAATTTACTCATAATAATTACCTCCTCGAACCTATATTATATTTCGGTACTAAATCCCAATCTGATTTTTCTTTAAATGGTATAATTTTAATTAGATTCATGTTGGCTGTTGGCTCTGTAGTTTGTTGTGGATTAACCAACTCTATTAAACCCCATTTAGCTAATAGATTAGCTATAGTATTCCTTCTTGCTTCATCTTCTTCATTTAAACTAGAAAATTTACCATCTAATTTAAACAATGTTTTGAAGTGTACAATATAGTATTTTCCACGCTTATGTAATATATGACAACTTTGAAATAACTTACCCTGTGAATATGATGGAACACCTATTCTCGTCAAAGTTTCTTTAACTACTAAAAAATACTCTTCTTTATTCAATTTAATTTCAACTAAATCATCAATTAGATCATCATTCATTTTTCACTTTCAATTATAAAATTAATAAACAGAACATATTATTATTTATTTAGTCCTGATTACTTTTTACCACCACGATCTAGCTTGTCTTTTATATAGTTTATTTCTTCGTCACATAATAAATCTATAACTTCTCTAGCTTTAGTCTCACTATAATTATAATAATCCATAATATACTTAATATCATTCATTTTTTCTTGTTTGAGCCACTTACTATATCTCTTCTTTTTTCTCAGTGAAAATCTAAGATAATCAAATTGCATTTGTTTATCCATACAGGGTCTTGTATTCATTTCATTGGCATACAAAACAGAATCCATATTTCCAGAAAGAAAATGATTGATCATATATGGCTTATACTCATGTGAACCAACCTCATTATATATATCTTCTTTCGTATAATTTATAGCATCTAACAATTCAAATAATGGGGATTTACTCACTTGTTTATTATCCTTTTATGATAGTGTAATGTGATTAATGGAAGATGAATATTTATTTTTTCCATCAATTACAGTGGTAAATGGTTTTATGGCAGGATATTTTCTCCCTCTAAATATGATTTCTATACACCAATTCTGTGTATATAAGCATAACCCAGATTTACATGAATTATATTTCATTTTCGTTTACCCTTTGCTAATATATTACATAATACAGAATAGCACTCATTAATTTTCTGATATACAACTGTCTGATTTTGACAAGCATGTATTAGATGTTTGTCGACCCCATCTATTTGATTAAGTAATTTAGCCATCATATTAATCAATAATACGCTATTGAAAGCTACGATTAATAATAATACACAAATAAATTCTACTATCATTTTACCTCACAATTTACCATTAATTCAGTTAAACAAGCAAGAAGATTTAATTCTTGATCCGCACTAAAGGAAGATTTATATTGATAGTCAGCCAATATAATAACAGCTTGTGCTAAGTTTTCATTATCCATGAAACTTTTCATGGCATGGTATATTTTTTGATATACCATTATAGGATCTTTATCAAGATTCTCGACAACCCATTCACGTATATCAGAATAATTCATACCCCTCAATGCTTCTATGAGTTTATTGGCATCTAAGTCACCAGCTATAGCCAGAATACCACCATCTATACTATTGTTAGCTCTTGAATACCTATACAACTCATTTAGTGTTCGTCTGAAATCAGGGAAGAATTTTTTGATAATTCCAACGACTGCCTTCTTGTCGTATCCAACATCTTCTTTCTTTAGTATTTCACACGCTCTCTTAGCATATTCAATCATCACTGCTTTTCGATCGGTTGATGATAACTTAAAGTCTATAACAGTACACCTCGAATGAATAGCATCAATGATCTTGCCCGGAAAGTTACATGTGAAGATGAAACCACAATTAGATGAATACTCTTCCATGAAAGCTCTAAATGCCGGCTGTGCATCACTAGTTAGTTGATCAGCTTCGTCCAGTATAACTATTTTTCTTCTATCAGATTCATCATATAGCATCGACATTTTACTAGCAAAAGTTTTGATGTTCGTTCTTGTGATGTCAATACCCCTCTCGACAGAAGCATTGACAAACATATAATCAACACCCATCTGATTACATAATGCTTTTGCTACAGTAGTCTTACCAATACCAGAAGAACCACACAACAACATATTAGGTATATCACCATCTTTGATAATACCACTGAAAACTTCTTTTAGTTGTGGTGTCAAAATACACTCACCGATATCAGATGGTCTGTATTTTTCCACCCACAGAAATTGTTCTTTGTCTGACATTATTACTCTTTATCATGTTTCGATTTAAATTCTAAATCAAGTTCACCTATTACTTTATTCGTCATTCCCACGGCTTCATCTATACCCTGACACCTAGAAACTACCGCATGAAAAACTATACTCTTACATGCCAAATATAGATTATATTTAATCAAGTGTAATGCTTCAATATCTCTGAAATCCTTTTCAGAATCAATAGGCTTCAGCTTAACTTCTTCTTTATTACCTTTTTCGCTTTCCATTTTTTTTACCTCAATAAATTAAAATGAATCAACATCACCATTCTGATCGATCTTTGCATCTTCGTATGGAGCAACCAATCGTCTATATAATTCCAATTTTGCTGATTCTAATACACCAACAATTTCATTGAAAGTTCTGTACTTCCTACCACTAACATTTGTAAATGATTCAACAAGCAATCTACAAATTGTATAATTACAATTACCAGCGAGTTGAGATGAATCTGATTTACTCAATTCATCTATCAAATCATCAATAACTTTATTCAATACTTGTCTAGTCTCATTTGTAATGTATGGCATAACTCACCCTATATTTTACTCAACTTTCTATCAATAGCAACCCAGTATTGAACAGATAGAGCTTTATTTTTTAAAATGGATAATATATTAGTACATGATACTTTATAATCACCTCTAAGGATTTTCAGGTCATCACGACTATGTACCAACTTAAATGCTTTATCGGAAGTATTTGTTGTTTCTAATGCAAAAGAATCTTCAGGATTCTTGACATCTTCCGCTTTCGCATATACTGGTTTGCCGTCACCCTCCGATTCGAAAGTAATATATTTAATTCCAAGTACGTCAGCAGATTTTAAGATTTTCTGTAAATCGTCATCCAACAAATCAAACTCGCAAAAAGCCTCGGCATGTTTGATTTTAGATATACTCTTAATGTCATCTCGATGTGAAAAAACATAATTAAGTGACTTGTTGCCCTTAACTAATCTAACACTTTTTTCTCCAATTTCAATATCCGGAGAATCTAAAACAGAATAAACATTTAGAAACATATTCAAATCATCTATAATAAAATCTCTAGGAAAACTCTCTTTCAGTGTAGCACCTGCTATGATATGTCCACATGATGATATATTTTTGAGTTCGTTACCTTTAACAAAACGAATCCGCGGATTTATAACCGCAAAGTTCTTTAAAATTCCAATAGTTTCGTCAGATAAATTCATATCAAAACCTCATAATAAAAATTGATAAGATAGGGGCCGAATATGACCCCCCATTCAATAGTCACAATATAATTGTTATGACAATACTTCCACAGCTTCGGCTTGCTCAGTGGACTCCAACTGATAAAACGTACCTCTAGGTTGTTTTTCAGTATGAATTGTCCAACCAAGTTCACGCAAATCATAAATTCTAGCAGGAAGTCTTTCTACTGAAAACCTGTTTTTTGCCACTGAGGCAGTTAGTTTTTTACCACTTGCTAAATATTTTAAAATTTTTTCTACCTGACTTTTCTTTTGTGCCATTATGTCCTCCATAATTAAACAATAATATTTTAACCAATTCAATAAGTATAGAATATATACCACATTCATTATAGTATATATTCTAAGTATGTCAAGCAATACCAAGAGATTTAAATGGATTTAATGAGTCATCAATCTCAGGTAATCCAACATTAAACTCTCCGGCTTGTTCAACTTCTCCATCATCTATATTTTCATCTTCCCTTAACTTGTCATATAAAGCCATGAAACTTTCTCTAGTATGATCATCGAAACGATTAAGGCATACTTCAATCGCTTTAACCTTATCACCAAAAATTGAAAAGGCATTAGCGATATGTACTAACCTACGTGTACTAATCAAGTCATTTATAGCTCCATCATTATAAGTCTTTCTTATAATAGATGAAAAGTCACATAATTCATCAACATAAGACTCATCATTGATACCATTTAATTCAAGTACTTTTTGGATGATTTTCTTCTCACTGCTCTTAGATGGATAATCTTGATTCAATGTACACGAAAACCTCTCGAGAAAAGCCTCATTGAGTATTGTTGTACCAAAGAACTTACCACTATCATCACCCTGACCCTTTGTATTTGCCGTAGCAATTACATTGAAACCATCTTTAGGCTTCACAATCTCATTGATTCTTTTAAGTAGTAAAGAATTTCCTTCTAAGACTGGTTGTAAACACATGATTCGTGATGATGCTAGATCAACTTCATCTAATAGAAGAATCGCACCACGTTTCATCGCTTCCACAATCGGCCCGTCAAACCATTTAGTCTCACCATCTACCAAACGAAAACCACCCAGCAAATCATCCTCATCAGTTTCACAAGTTATATTAACCCTAATCAATTCTCGACCAGCTTTTGCACATGCTTGCTCGACCATTAAGGTTTTACCATTTCCAGATAAACCAGTGATAAAAGTTGTGTAAAACTTACCCGATTTTACTATTTTATAGAGATCATTATAAATACCATTCTTTACAAAAAGAGAATTTACATTAGGAATAAATGAGATTGTGTCCTCGATTTTACTCTCAATTTTTTGTATATCATTTTTAACTTGTTTGGTCACTGATTCTACCTTTGTCTTTCTCTTTGTCTTTTTGGTTTTCAGTTCTTCGATTGAAGGAACTCTAAACAAAGCCCTAGTATCAGTACGAAAGGATTTATTTCCAAAAAACCATCTAGGATACTTAAAACCGTGATTCTCGGCAACTTCTTTTACTTGCTTTCTAGTTATAGTATTAGTATAACCCAAAGCAATTAGCTTTTCAATAAATTGTATTTTGTTATCAGAATATTGTGTCATCATATACCCATTTATTATGGTTTCTCAAAAATGGGTAGTATTAAACTACCCACCACCAACAATTATAATTATAATTAAGAATCAGAAGATTCGGAAGAAATATGATTATCATTATTTTCTTCTACAGGCAGACATTCCGTAATTCTAGGTAATTTATATACGCCTCGACCTGCTCTATACTCCTTATCATTAAACAGCCATCTAGGCTTTTCAATCAATAGACTTTTAGATACATCAAGAGCTTGCTTTCGTGTAATTGTGCCTTCCACTCCAACTACTTGCTGGGCTTTTTCCACAAATCTTTTATGTACATCTTTATATTTTTTCGGCATTTTCTATAACTCCAAATTATTCATTATTAAAATTCGTAGCTTTTTGAGCTTATATATACTATCGTCATATTTTACACTATACTTTATATTTTGGACTGTTTATGTCCATTTTTTAAAAAATAAATACCTCAATATTTTCAAATACTTATAAGTCATTATTTTCATTATATATTATTAAATTCAATTTAAACGCTATAGGAGCTTCATATACAGCTTTATAAAAATATAGGTGTAACCTACCCAGATGACCAAATACACCAATAGGATTGACTATAAAGCTATATTTTCGATAAAATTCTTTAGTATTGTGCGAGTATTCACGCATTTTTGTAATTGTTTACTAAATTCTTTTCTAAGTTTACTATAATTATATGCTTGTTTATCAATCTCAAATTCACCTAAACCAGTTGATTTTGATTCTGATTTAATATAATAGTATGAATCTGAACCACTGCGATATTTTATAGACACACACCCATTCTTTTTATATACATTAATATGTTTTTGTGCCTCATTTAAATAACTAGAATATGAATTTTCATTGTTGTCATTATTCTTCCTTAATGAATAAAATATCTCTTTCTCCAAAGATTTACTGCTCAATGCCCATAAATGAAATGTGAATGATTTTATATTTAATTTCGTTTTAACATAGTCCATAATTTTATTTGTGTTATAATTACTACCTACTTCCATCCGAACTTCACCGAAAAAATTATCCCTTAATATAACTCGTCCATTATATAAACTAGTTCCCCTACTAGTAGAAAAATGATCATTAGCAGAACCATCCGTCAGATAGACTACATTTACTATATCAAGATTTTTTTCAGCCTTAAATTTTTTGATTATATATTCACTACATAATGCCGTCTGATTTAATGGTGTGCCACCCAACCTATCTTTATCCGATAAACAACTTCTCCTATCACAATAACTTATATCAATCAAAGCATTTGGATCGAGCTGTGTTGCTATAGAGAGAAAGGTCTCCATCATTTTATTATGTTCTTTTTGATTCATGTCAGATGAGAAAAATTCTCTCAGGCCAAAGTCAGGATTAAATAACACTGTTTCAGTGTCCAAATTTTGATGTCTATCATTTAGATTGGCAAAATGATATTGATTATTCGAGAAGCCATATACTTTATATTCTATCGAACATTTACGACAAAACTCAACCAAATTCATGACCTGCAAAAAAGTATTATAAATAATATCAGACATAGATCCGGACATATCAAGAAAAAGTACCAAACCATGATTTTTTCCAGTAGGAGATATAACTTTTTTCGAGAATATATTGTCGGATATTTTATATGTATGCAATCTCTCCGTATCTATATTGCCAGTTTTTCTTTCAAAACTATTAATACTAATCTTAGCGGCCTTCCTCATTTCAAATTCACGTACCATATAATTCACAATAGGCCTTGATGATATTTTATACTCGTCATACCTTGAGCGGAAAATATTTTTAAATTTTCCGTTAGTATCATTAGATTCCATTATCTCGTCATATTCTTTTAATATGTCTTTATAAGATGAGATTCTTTCAAAAACTTGTAATTCTGATGGAAAATTAACATAGGTAGTCTCATCAGAATTTTGTGCCAATTCTTTTAATTTTTCTTC